CAACGGTGCATCAGCAAATCAAATTGGTCAACTAGAATCAATGGCAATGATTGCTAGATTCATCAACGAAGAAATTACAACTGAAAGAGTTGTAACTCTTATGGCTCAAAATGTTGAGAAAGCAGATGACACTTATCGTAATCCAATATCGGGTACAGGGCAAAACAATGTAAATGCTCCGAGACTACCAGCAGTCGTTGGTATAACAAGCAGTGAGCCACAAGCTCCTAGAGACCCTAATACTCCAAACATGAACTTTGCTGTACGTTCTAATGTCAATGACACTGTGAGAGAACTAAACACAATAGTCAGAGGCAATGCACAAGCAATCATGCGAGGTACAGTGTTTAAAGTCGATCAAAAAGACGATCAACTAATCCAAATCACTGCAATCTGGGAAAGAGAAATGGCAGATAGCGTTCAAAACAAAATACAATCTTATTTTCAATAGGAGTCTTGTATGAGACTAGTTCTCGCAGTCTTACTTATTCTTACTTCTCCCCTCGCACTAGCAATAGAAGTGCAGGGAGAAGGTTCTTCTTTAGAAGAAGCACTTAACAACGCATTCAAAGTAGCAATCGATCAGGAAGTAGGTGTCATCCTAGACACTGAGAGACATCTTAAGAACGGTAAGATAGTCCATAATCAAATACTTTCATACAGTGCAGGTTACATCACTACATATGAAATCGTTCATCATATACACATTAGAGACAGAAACATACATCAAGTCACTGTTGATGTCACTGTTGCTAGTTCTAAGTTAAAAAACTTTCTATTAAGTTCTAATCATAATCCACAATTCTTTAATGTCGATGATATTAAAGCACAGATAAGATTATACAAAGAAGGTCAACTTGACGGCGATAAATTAATTGAAAATACTCTTAAATATTTCCCAGAAGAAGCATTCAATGTACAAATGAGTAATTTTAGTATTGTCGGTTCTTTTCATAATCCTCGTGAATTCTTTTTAGAAATTCCTTATACGATAACTTGGGACGAAAAATACTTAGTCGCATTACAAGAACTATTAAGACTCTTTGAATTAGATATTACACTACATACATTTGTTAAAGTAGGTGATGAAGTGTTCTTCATTTCTGATCAAATATTAATGAGAAAAATCAAGCAAGTATTCAACCGCAGAGACTTTGTAGTATTAAATATTAATTCATTACAGAATGGAAAAGTGTTAAATACATGTGTGCAAAGTATACGAGAAAAACCCGGCGAGCCTTGGGGCAGTGTCAAATCATTATATACGCATTCCGGAAGGGGAATAGATATTAAATCTAATAACATAGTTGATAGTTTTGTTCTACTCCCTATAAATGAAAACGAGTTAAAAGAATTACAAGGTACTTCTGAGATGACATTAACAGTCTCAAAAAATTGCCCACAGAATTCATAAGATAAGTATTTTATATGACTGATAAAGCCGAGTTTCATTGTTCTTTTTGTGGTAACCACAAAGACGATGTACAAAAATTGATAGTAGGGGAAAGTGTTGCAATCTGTTCGGATTGTGTGGTACTTTGTCAAACATTAATAGAAGAAGAAAAGCCGACATCCGGCTCAGATTCTAGTGATGTAATTGAGAAAGTTGAGCCTTATGCTATACTGAGACACCTAGACAAGTGGGTAGTCGGCCAGAGGAGTGCTAAAGAGGTCCTAGCAGTAGCAATTACTAATCACTACAAACGAGTATTCAATCCTCCCCCAAAAGGTTTAACGATTCATAAAGGTAATGTTCTTTTATTGGGTCCAACTGGTTGTGGTAAAACATTACTAGCACAAACTGTAGCAAAGTATCTTAATGTTCCATTCATTGTTGCAGATGCAACTAACTTAACAGAAGCAGGATATGTCGGAGAAGACGTAGAAAGTATGTTAAGTGTATTGTTAGCCAGAGCAGACAATGATGTAGCAAAAGCAGAACGTGGTATCATCTTTATCGATGAGATAGACAAAGTAGCACGTAAGAGTGAGAATGTCTCTATAACACGTGACGTAAGCGGAGAGGGCGTACAACAAGCACTCTTAAAGATAGTAGAGGGTACAACATGTCGAGTTGCTCAACACGGCAAACGTAAGCACCCACAGGAGCCCCTCATAGAGATTAATACTAAAAACATACTCTTTATCGCAGGTGGAGCATTTGATGGACTACTAGACGTTGTGAAGGCCAGAACTACTGGTACTAACATTGGCTTCGGCAGTACGTTAAAAGAAGATGAAAAGTCTGGACATTTTAAAGATGTTAAAGCAGATGATCTAATGAAGTTTGGAATGATACCAGAATTTATAGGTCGATTCCCTACAACAATCAATGTAGAAGAATTATCAAAGTCTGAACTAATTAAAGTATTGACTTCAGTTAAGAATAACTTCATTGATCAATACACTTACTTATTCGGCATTGATGATATAGAATTGTCTTTTACTGATGATGCAATCGAGGAAATCGTTATTAACTGCATGACTCAAAAGACAGGAGCACGTGGTTTACAGACAGAAATGGAAAGAGTCTTGCGACCACATATGTTTAATTCAGGTAAATATAAAAAGAAAGGTATAACTGAACTAAATATAGACAAGGAATTAATAATTAACCCACAACCAATTAAATGACATATAACAAAAACAACGATCACAAAAAGAATTTTAACGACAGAAAGAAACCTTTCGTACAACAGCCTAAAGGAAACAAGGTTCTCGTTGTAGACGGTAATGTAGAACAAGCATTACGTAAATTTAAAAAGAAAGTATCTAATGACGGATTACTATTAGATATTAAAAAGAATGAATTCTATGAGAAGCCTTCTCAGAAACGAAAGATAGCAAAAGCAGTTGCAGTCAAAAGAGAACAGAAAAGAAGTTCAATAATTTCTAAATGGCCTAAACAACGTTTTAGATAAAATACCCAAAAAGACTTGAAAAAATCTACTTTATCATTATATATGATAAATAGTTGTGTGAGAAGATAGGTTTCTTATCACACGGATGCCGAAAGGGTCCAAACAATTAATCTTGCTTTATTAAAGGAGAAATACTATGACAAGCAATATACCAACCGCCTTCCGTCTAAATCATTTAGACATTCCATCAATCAACAAATTCGGAATCGGATTCGATTCTATTTTTGAGGATATTCATCGATTAGCATCAGTAGCAGGTAAAGATAATTACCCTCCCTACAATGTAATTAAAATTGACGATGATCACTTTTCTATTGAACTAGCACTTGCTGGTATTGATAAAGAAGCACTCGATATTGAGTTAGATCAAAATCAATTAACAATCTCTACAAAGAAAGTAGAAACCCTCGATGATCTTAAAGAACTTGAGTACCTACACAAAGGCATTAGCAATAGATCGTTCACTAGATCGTTCACACTTGCTGATCACGTTATTGTGACAGGTGCTGATATGCATAACGGCATATTAAGAGTTAACTTAGAACGTCAACTTCCGGAAGAATTGAAACCCAGAAAGATTGACATTTCCTCAGATAAATAATATAATAGAGGTATGTTGTGCGTAGTCTAACCACTACGCACACTTATTAAATCTATAACGAAGAAGGAACAATTATGACGCAAGAATCTGAATCAACAACAGAAGCAAAAATCAAGCCGAATCATGCTTTACAAGAACCACCTTTGTTTAAGGTGATCTATATCAATGACGAAGTGACTTCAATGGATTTTGTTGTAGATACATTATGTGAATACTTTTCATACAATCCAGACACCGCATCTAACATCACTGCTGACATTCACAGAGACGGAGCGGCAACTGTTGCAGTTTTACCTTATGAAATTGCAGAACAAAAAGGCATTGAGGTAACACTTGAGGCACGATCTAAGGGATTCCCCTTACAAATTAAAGTAGAAGCAGAGGCTTAACACTGAATTGGTCTTGTAAACCCACTTGGAAACAAAGCAGTATCAATACTGCATGGTGTTTACTTGGCTGTTCTATTGGCGACTTCGGAACTATCTTTGTATTTCAAAACATAGAACACAGCTGGCCAGTATGGCAAGTAATGAG